TTTCGAGTTCGAGATTGTGGATGCCGATCTCGACCTGCCGGTTCGGGTGTCGAAGTGGGTACGAAAACCGAAGCGGTTGGCGCATCCGAGTAAGAGTGGAAAGGTCACAAACCTTTACCGCGTTCTGGCTGCGCTCTACGGCGTCGCACAGATGACGGAAGAACAACTCCACGGCGCCGAGGAGTACGTGCAGACCGTCGCCGTCGGGCGCGAGTACCAGTTGACGTTGGAGACCAAACCCTCCGGGTGGGTTGAGATCGTGCACATTGCGCCCGTTCGCGCGCGCCGGAAGGAGAAGCAGATTGACGACGTTCCGTTCTAAAAGCGAACCTCGCTGGAAACGAAAGGAGAGGAGCGTACTGAAGGCTTTACAAGCCACGTTCGGGCGGGTGGGCGATCCGTCGCTTGCCCGCCTTTTGACATCAACCGGGCGCGTGGGGCACTTGACGCGCTTCGGCGTTGATGGGTTTGTCGGTAACAATCCGGGTTTCGCGGTAGAAGTGAAAGCGAGGAAACATATGCTGACCAAACCGACACTCGACGCGCTGCTTCAGACAATCGACCGCGCCGCGCGCTTTGAGTGTATTCCGCTGTTTGTGTTGGTCTTCGGCGACGACGTACCGACCAGAACCGAGAACGGTGCGCGGGTGGATCGGGAGTGGGTAATGATGCCGCGCCGCGTGCTTGATGAACTCGTCGGTAAGCACAAAGGGGACGGCGATGCGTGATGACGATCTGCGCGCCGCGATGTCGTTCTTCGCCGAACGTCTACGCGACGCAGATATAGACGAGACGCGACTGCTGCGCTGGACGCGCCACAAACTGCGCAACGACGCGCAAGCGGTTGCGGAACTGATGCTGACGGTCGGGTACCTACCGACGTTCATTCGTTATTTTCTGCGCTACCACATCACGCACGTCGATCCGGAGACCGACGGTGAGGATGTGACGCTCGCCGTCGCCGATCTGCGCGCGGCGGCGAAGCGATTGCGACAACCCTACCGCGACCTCGCGGCGGTGTGCTTACGGTGGGGGTACGTCCACGAGACGGTGGTGCAGATGCTGGCGCGAGCACTGGAGCGGAAATGAACAAGAGTACGTATAGGTTGTACCGCCGCTTCACCGCCTTCCGCCACCTGCAGGCGGTGAGGGTTGCAGTGCTGCTGGCACGCGCAGGCGCGAGACGGAAACGCCCGCGTTGGGCGATGCCGGCGCTGGAAGCGGAGCGCTTGAGGAAGACGCTGCGAAAGATGAGAAAGGAAGGCGAAAATGTGGTGGAAGATTGAGCCTATTCCACATCAAGAACTGGAGGAGTGGACGCGCGCGGTCGGTCGGTTTGAGCGCGCCGCGAAGCGCGACGTTGCGGTGCGCGCGGCGGGGGCGTTCGTCATCTACGACGTAGACGGGAAATTAGGCTACGTCGCCGGTCGTGAAGCGCCGGAGGGGGCGTATCTTGTGGAGCGTTGGGTTCGCGGCAAGAGGGGGTGGATGTGGTATGACTGATCTTATCGCCTGGATCATCGCCGGAGGCGTCATCTTCGCCCTCGTCAACAGCAACGTCGCCGATGGACTGTTGAGCGCGCTCGACCTCAGCGACAACCTCAAGCGCGCGGCGGATTGGGCAAGCGGGGTGCGCGGGGTTCCGGCGGGCGTCGCAGCGGTGTGTTTCTTCGCTATGGCGTATGTCTTCGGCGCGCTGGCGTATCGCTACGATCTCGTCCCGACGTGGCGGTTTATGCAGCCGATTGCTAACGATGTGCTGGCGACGGGTGCAGAGTGGTTGACGTTGTTCGTGGTGTTCTTGACGTTACTCCCTACGCTGATTGAAATCGCGGCGGCGAAGTTGGCTCAACGCGATGTTCAGATGTTGAAGTGGATGGTCTACTTCTTCATTTTCTTCGACATCGTAACCGACTACGGCGAAGCCGCCGCGCTCGTTGAGGTTTGGCAGCGCGACGGGTTGTTCGCGCCGCTGCCGGGAGCGCTGCAAGGCGCGGCGGTGGTGATGGCAAAAATCGGCTGGACGTTTGCGGCGTCATTCGCGTTTGAGTTCCTTGCGGTTCTGCTCGCATTGACGGCGCTGCTGCTTGCAGGGAACATCAAAGCGCCAAGCGGAGGAGGCGGGCGGTGAACGTCAGCGGCAAAACGGTGTTTCTAATGCTATTCGGCGTCGCGCTGGCGTTCGGCGTTGATCCGGTCGCCGGGGTGTTTGCGTTCTTTGCGATGTTCGCTGCAACCAACCGCGACGCAGTGGTGCGCGCGTATCGCGCGCTGAACGACGCCGCGTATCAGGTCGAGCGCCAACTTGAACAGCGTGGCTTGCTGCCGACGGCGCTGCGTACTGTCACAACACCGTATAGAAATAAAAGAGAAGAGGATGTTGTGACGGTTGACGAGACCGCCGACGCGCCGACCGGCGCCGCCGCAGCCCCCGCTGCTGTCACAACACCGTATAGAAATAAAAGAGAAGATACTGTTGTGACGCTTCCTTCTCCCTCTGTGTTCAACCCCACCGACCCGCGTCCGGCGCGGTTCGCGGTTCCGCTGGGTGTTGACCAGACCGGCGCGTTTCGTTGGTTGGACTTCGGGAGCGACGCGCTGCATATTGGGCTGTACGGAACCAGCGGCTGCGGGAAGGATCACCTGCTGCGGCTGTGGTTCGCCGCGCTGCTGAACGAGATGGCGGTGCGGTGGGCGATACTGGACGGTAAGGGCGACTGGTTGACGCCAAACCTCGCCCGACTGCCGCAGATGCTTTTCCCACCGGCGGGCGGTTACGGCGACGAGGGACAACGGCGGATACTGAACGCGATCGGCGCAATCAACGAGGAAGCAAAGCGTCGGTTCGGGTTACTGCTCGGCGCGGGCGTGCGCAGCGTTGAGGAGTATAACCAGACCGCGCCCGATCCGCTACCGCTGCTGGTGGTGTTGGCGACGGATATTATTGATGCCGTTGACGAGACGGAACGTTTACTGATCGCGCTGGTCAGCAAAGCGCGGGCGTTGGGCATTCGGGTTATCGTCTCGATGCAGACGCCCACCGGCAAGCGGCTGGAGTGGCGGATGAACTTGTCAACGCTCATTTCCGGCGCGCTGGTGGACGGAAGCCAGGACGCCCCGGCGTTGGGGGTGCGCGATCCGAAGGCGCTGGTGTACCGCCCGTCGCAACTACCGCCGCCGCCCGGTGAGCGCGGGCTGTTCGTGGTGCGTCACAACAACGAACAGTTCCTTATCCGAACACCGGCGTTGGTCGGGGATTTCGACGGGTTGATCAACGCGCGCAACGACGCGGCGCTGCTGGAGACGTTATTGTTCAGCGCCGTCACAACACCTCATATAAATAAAAGAGAAGCGGATGATGTGACGCTTGATAAGACCGTCCCCGCGCTTGCCGATGCGTCGGGACGGCGGGGACGGTCGGATACGGCATCAGAAGGCGCGGGGACGGCTTCCGTCCCGTCCCCTTCCCCAAGCGTCCCCGTCCCCGACCGTCCCGAACCCGCAAAAATCGCCCAAATCGGGGGTTTTCGCGGGGACGGGGACGGCGGGGACGATGCGTTGCTGGCAGCGCTTGCAGCGCTCCAGCGCGCGGGCGTCAGTCGAGAGCAGGCGCGGACGCTGGGCGCGCGGTTCCGTAACTCAGACTGGGCGCGCGCGGCGCGGCTGAATTGACGATAGAAAGGAGTGGGTATGGTTACCGTCATCTCATACGGCGGCGGGGTGCAGAGTACCGCACTGGTCGTACTCGCAATGCAGCGCGGGTGGCAGATTGACGAGATCGTACACGTCGATCTGCTGGACGCAGAGTCGCCTGCAACGCGCGAGTACGTCAAATACTTCGCGGGTTGGTTGCGAGAGGTGCATCAACGCGACATCACAATCCTACAGCGCGATCTGTACGGGGATATGCTGGCTAATCCGGCGTTTACGCCCGCGCCGTGGCGTGCACGAGACGGCTCGTTTATGCTCAAGCGCCAATGCACACGGCAGTACAAGGTGGAACCGATCCGACGCTATCTGTACGACAAGTACCGACGCGAGCGGATCGGATTGATGCTGGGAATCAGCGTAGACGAGTTCCACCGGATGCGCGATTCCGGCTTCAAACGTATTGAGAACGTCTACCCGCTGGTAGACGAGCGCCTTACCCGCAACGATTGCCGCGCGATCCTCGAACGCGCCGGGCTTGCAACGCCGCCGAAATCGTCGTGCTGGTTCTGTCCGTATCGATCCGTCCGCAGTCAGTCTGAGTTGCTCAAGCAGTACCCGACGCTGCGCGAGATGGGTGAGGAACTAGAGCGGCGCATCAACGAGGAGCGGCGGAAGCGGGGGAAAGACGAGATCGCGGTGTTGCGTGCGGACGCTGCGCTTGACGACCAAAGCGACTTCTGTGAGGAAGGCTTCTGCGGCGCTTAGCGGGTTCTGGAGTGGTGTCTGTCACAACACACTATAGAAATAAAAGAAGAATGCGTGTTGTGACGGGGAAGGAGCGCATCACGTGAAGTTCCGCATTCTCGCAGCACTGGCGGTTCTGTTGCTGAGCGCCCCAAGCGCGCTGGGCGTCCAGCGCGCGCTTGCGCCGACGCGCGGCGACCTCGCGGGCTGGCTTGCGGCGGTCGGAATAGAGTTGGCGTATCTGTCGCTGGCGTTCGCGGTGTTTGAAGACCGGCAGCGCCAGCGCCTGGCGGCGCGCGTGGCGCGGGCGGCGGTGCTGACTGCGATTGTGTTGAACGTTCTGGCAGACTACGCCGCGCGCGTTCCGGCGGGGTTGAGCAGTGCTGCGCAGTTTCTCACAACGTTCGACTGGCTGCTGCTGATGCTGTCGGTGTTGGAAAGCGCGCCGCTGGCGACGCTGGCGTATACGCTTGCGACGTTGCTGCATACGCACGGCGGTTCGCATCCGCATCCGCAACCGGATGCGTCGTATACGGCGCATACGGCGCATACGGATACGCATACGGATACGCATACGGCGCATACGGATACGCATACGGCGCATACGGATACGCATACGGCGCATACGGATACGCATACGGCGCATACGGATACGCATACGGCGCATACGGATACGCATACGGCGCATACGGCGCATACGCAGCGCACTGCGTCGTACCGGTGCCCGCACTGCGGTGCGGTGCTGGCGAAGCAGCAGCAGTACGCGGCTGCGCTGCGGTACGGGTATTGTGGGAAGTGCCGTAGTCAGAAGAAGGTGACGTAGTATGAGGAAGATACGCGCCCCGTTCCCGTATTACGGCGGGAAGTACACCATCGTTGACGAACTGAACCGGCGTTTCGGTGATGTGGATGTACGGATCGATCCGTTCTGCGGATCGGCGGCGTGGATACTCACATCGCCGCCGGTGAAGACGGAGATCATCAACGATCTTTACGCCGATGTGGTCAACGCCTACCGCGCCATTCGCGCCGACCCGGACGCCGTTGCGCACTATTGCGATTATCCGGTGTCGGAATTGGATAGGCTTGCGCGCATCTGGACGTTGCGCGAAACGTTACCGGAGCGCGCTGCGCGCTGCGCTGCCGATCCGAACTGGTACGACGCACGGGCGGCAGGGTATTATCTCTATACCGTCTCAACCGACATAAAGGCGCAACCGTACAAGCGCGGCCCTTGGGTGGTTGAGAATGGGAAACTGGTCAAGCGCAGTGGGGTGAATGGGATGACGAAATCAGTACCTAAACAAGTAAAGCCCTTTGGAACTTCCAAAGTGCGCTACGCCGCGTTGGTCGTCTGGTTCCGTCAGATTGCCGAGCGGTTGCGTGGTGTGGTAATTCTCTGCGGCGACTGGCTGCGCGCGGTTAGTACGTTCCCGTCGGGGAAATACGGCGCAACCGCGATCCTTATCGACCCGCCGTATCCAGAATACGGTCAACGTCTCTACGCAACCGACGCGCAATCTTCCGTCTGGTTCGACGCCGCGCGTTGGGCGGTTGCGAATGGAGACAACCCGCTTGTGCGGATCGCGGTGTGCGGCTATTGGTCGCCCGAAACCGACGCGGTGTTTCCGTCCGACTGGGCGAGGTTTCGTTGGACGACACAAGGCGGGTTTGGTAATCTTCGGAAGCGCGGCGCGAACGAGAACCGATTCCGGGAGTGCGTCTGGTTTAGCCCGCATTGCAGGCGGGGGTAAAACAAAAGCCCCATCCGTCGAACCGGAACGCCCCTTCGTTGTTTTGAGGAGACAAGCGATGAAACTTCAACTTGAACGCACCCCAACCGCGATCTGCGCCGTCCTCACCGAGCAGAGCGCGTGCGACCGCATCATCACCGTCGCCCGCGCAAGCGACGCCATCGACGCGCTCGCGCTTGACATCCACACCGCCGCACTCAAGCCGCTCGACGCGCTGTTCTCGTTGCCGCGCGTCGTCTGCGTCGAGATCGAGCAGCGCAGCGGCGGTTGGCGCGTCGAGGTCGCGTACTGGAACAAAGGGCTGGGCACGTTGGCGCAGTATGAGGAAGATGCGGCGACGCTCTCAGAGGCGTTAGCGCGTTGTGTGTGGGCGCTGGCGAGGTAGCGGTGCGGGTTGACGTTGTGGAGCGCCGGGCGAACGTTCGGCGCTTTTTTTTGTTTTAACAGAGGAGGTGGAAATGATAACTATCTGGGGCGGCTACGTGACGGTGGGCGACGCGCGGGTTTATCTGATTACGTTCGACGGCGAGCAGATCGGCGGGGTGGACGAACGCAACGCCCAGAGGACGTTCTACGCGACCGCAGACGGGCGCGTTGTGGTGCACGAGGTACGGTCTGGCAGGCGGCGCTGCGGGCGCGCATACGATCAGGCGCTGGTGTATGTGTTCGGCGATCTCGCCCAGGCGTGTATACACCTCGCCGTCAACCCGCAGCACATCGCCCAGACGCGCGGCGACGCGGCGTTGCCGCCCGTCGAAGCGCCGACGCTCACGCCGGACGAGTGGGCGCGTGGAGTGGGAACGTACTGAAATTGGGGCTTGACAACGCGCGCGGGTTGTGATATAGTGTAACTGTAATCGATATTCACTCACTTATGAGGAGGCTCAAGATGGCAACTGTACGTGTATGGAGCGGTTACGTTTCGACCATTGACGCTCGTGTTCGGTGGGTCGAGTTCGACGGAAAGTTTCTCGGCGGAATGATATACACGGCGAACGGGCGCGCTTGCGAGCGCGCGTTCTACGAAGCAGACAACGGTATGGTTGTGGTTCACGATGTCCAGCGTGGGACGTGGAGCGAAGGCGGTTATACATACGACCAAAGCATTATTTACCTCTACACGAACGTTGAAGATGCGTGCGTGAACTTCAACGTAAAACTGAATAACCTCGACGCAACAAGCCGAAGTTTCGGCGAGCCGCATCACATCGACCCCGAAACCGCGCGTATATACTCATACACTTTGGAAGAGTACATCACCGAGTTTGAGATTTGCACCACACATCCCTTTGCGTAACGAGCGCCAGGCGCGGCTGCGAACCCCTCGCACGCTGCGCCTCTTGTTGTAGAAAGGAAGAGACACTATGTCGAGCACGGAACTTGCGCGCTTCTTGGATGTGGCGCTTGACGTTCAAGCGCCGCCGTATCCGGGCATTCACGTTGACTTTGGATTGATGGTGGCTAGCAACGGTGTAATGCTGGTCGCCAAGAAGTATAATAACCCGGCGTACCTTCGCGGTCGCGGTTCCTTATCGCCGAAGGTGGTGAAGGTGCTCGTTGCGCTTGCGGAGGCGACGTACATCGGAAGTATTGAAGTGAACGGCAACCGGATGACCGTAACCGCCCAGAGTACGTGGTATGATGAGAAAGCCGGGGCGGAAGTGGCGGGCGAGTACCGAGAAGTGACGCTGCCGGAACTCTACTGCCGTCAAATCCCGATCAAGCGAATGGTCGAGGTGCTAGACGACAAGGCGTTAGGATGGGAAGTTCTTCCTCTTTCAAGCAATCCGAAACTGAAAACGCTGAAAGAAGCCAACGCGAAAGACTACGTTGCGTTGGTAGATAGCCCGCACGGCGGGTATGAACTCTTTCGCTTGAGGAACATCGACGACGCACACTGGTACAGCGTCGCCCAGTTGCGGTGTGGGCTTCGGCTGTTCGGGAAGCACTCATCCTTGATCGTGCGGCGAAGCAAAGACGGGTGGTTGGCGTTCAGCGATCAGTTGGGCTATACGTTCGCAATCACTCCGTTCGTCAAGCGCGACTAGTCTCCAACGCAAGAGCCAGAACCGCCGGACGCGCGTCCGGCGGTTTCTGTTTGTTCAGCAGTGTCACAACACCGTATAGAAAGAAAAGAAGATGATGTGTTGTGACGACGGCGCGCGGGTTTGACGATTCGGCGCGCGTGTGGTATACTGGCGGCGTAGTCGATAATCAGAAAGGAGTACACCGATGTCGAAACGACGATCTCAACCAAAGCCCCAACCGGCGCGTGAAATCGTTATCGCCTCCGGTCAAGACTACCGCATTTTGTTCGACCGCGAGACGCGCGACTACGCGGTCGAGTACCGCGGCGAGCCGGTCGGCTGGCGACCGACCGAGGCGGAAGCGCGCAGACTGGTTGAGGCGCTGCGCTACGAGGACGCGAAGCGCGCGTAACAGACGATAGAGGAGACTCGAAATGCGACGCAAACTACCGAGGTACGAAATCTGGATCGGGGAAGAGCATAAGGAACACGAGATACTCGAAATCCGCGCCGAGAGGCTCGGAGAGTACGTGGACAGAGGCGAACGGCGCAGTCTCATCTACCGCGTATACCGGAAGGCGAACGGCAACATACTCGTCCACGTCTACGACCGGGCGGACGTTCCCGGAGAGATCGACCGCGCGTCGTTGTTCTGGTACGAAGATCTGGAAAATGCGGCGCGGGATTTCCGACCGGCGCTTCATAGGATGAACCTCATCTGACCAACACAACCCTCAAACCCCGCGCCCGCGAAGCGCTGGGTTTTTGTTTCCTTCGCCGCCGCGTCGCTGTCACAACACCTCGTCTTCTTTTCTTTCTATACGGTATTGTGACACCCGCGCCGCCGCGATCTGGTGTACGAAAACGCGGCGCGTTACCGGTATAATTAGAATGAGCGAGTACACATTGCTCGCAGAAAAAGAGGAGTAGGAGGAGGAGATGAACCTTCCCTTTTCGCAACCGCTGGATAAGATCACCTACGGCGCGTTGGCCGCCGCAACCGTCATCATTCTCACGTGGGCGCTGCGTGAGTTCGTAGGGATCGACTTGCCGTCAGAGGTACAGGCGGTGCTGGCGGTCATCTTCGGGTACGTCGTCTCGTATCACATCCCGCTAAGTGAGGTTGAGGCTAAAGCAATCGCTCAGACGTTCTACCGCAAATGACTGTTGACGAACTGCTGACAGACGAAGCCCGCGCTGCGGTGTTGCGTGCGCTGTTTATGATCGTTGTCAACGACAACGAGCCGGCAAGCGCGCGCGTCGCTGCGGCGCGGCTGTTTCTGTCGCAGTTCGAGGAACACCCGAACGCCGATCAGAGCGTACTGGTGATCGTTGATGAGGCGGCGTTCGTCAAAACGGTATGAGATACGCTTGCCCCAATTGCACGCCGACCAGCGCGCCGTTGTGGAACAGACCCGTGACGCGCGGTTCGTGCATCTTCGTGCGGGGCGGCGATGGGGGAAATCGCACTTATTGGCGCGAATGTTGGTCGAGGCGGCGTTGGTGCAGCGGCAGACGGTCGGGTATTTCGCGCCGACGTACAAGTTGATGCTGCCGGTGTGGGAGCAGACGCGCCGCGTACTGCGCGTGCCGGTTGCGGAAGAGCACAAGGCGGAACGGCGGATTGACACAACGACCGGCGGGCGCGTCGAGTTCTGGTCGCTCGACAACGAGAACGCGGGAAGGTCGCGCGGGTACGATCTGATTGTGGTGGACGAGGCGGGGTTGGTGCGCAATCTCGAAACAATCTGGCGCGAAAATCTGATCCCCGCACTACTTGACCGGCGCGGGCGCGCGATCCTCGCCGGGACGCCGAAAGGGCGAGGGGATTTCTGGCGTATCCACCAGAGCGCGCTTGACGACCCGCGCTGGGCGACGGTTCGGCGTTCGACCAACGACAACCCGCGTCTCGATCCGGCAGATATTGCGCTGCTGCGATCTGCAATGACCGAACGCGCCGCGCGTCAAGAATTAGACGCCGAGTTCCTCGACGACGGCGGCGCGGTGTTCCGCAACGTTCGCGCGTGCGTCGGAACAATCGAGCGCAGCAACGAAGCAGCGGTGATCGGCGTGGACTGGGGGCGCTATGAGGACGCAACCGTATTCGCCGCGCTCGATCCGCAGACGCGCTGCGTTGTTGACGTTGAGCGTCTGGTTGATGTGGATTTCGCAGCGCAGCGCCGCGCTCTGGTCGCATTCTGGAAGCGCAACGGCGGTGGCGCGGTGATCGCCGAAGCGAACAGTATCGGCGCGCCGAACATCGAAGAGTTGCAGCGCGCCGGGCTGCCCGTCCAGACGTTTACGACGACCGCAGCGACAAAACCGCTGCTGATTGACACCCTCGCGCTGGCGCTGGAGCAGCGAACGGTTGTGCTGCCGGAATTGGACTGGCTGCTCAACGAGTTAGAGATGTTCAGCGTCGATATTTCCGCGTCCGGTCGCGCCCGCTATAGTGCGCCGGAAGGCTGTCACGACGACGGCGTGATCGCGCTGGCGCTGGCGGTCTGGGGCGCGGCGCGCGGCGCCGAGGTGTTGTTTGATGTCTAAAGCGGTTGCACAACTGGTGCTGTCGCAGAGCGAGCGCTACGACATCAAAGCGCTCAATCTTGAGGATTTTCTTCCGACCGCGTGGACGGGCGTGTTTACCGGCGACGGTGATGCGGTCGATGTGGAGACGGCGTATGAGCGCGTCGCGGTGGTGCGGACGGCGGTGACGTTGCGCGCCAACGCGCTGGCGTCGCTGCCGTGGGAGATTACGACGCGACGCGGTACGCTGGTCGCATTCGACGCCGAGCGACTGGCTGCGCTTATTCGCGGGATTGAGATTGATTTGTGTCTCTACGGCGCAGCGTATCTGCTGCGCGATCCGGCAGCGCCGCTTGGTCTCCGCCGTCTGCACCCGCGCACCATCTCGCCCATCACCGACGCGAAGCGCGGGCTGGTCGGGTTCACCCGCCGCGTGAACAACACAGAAGTGCGGCTTGAACCGGAAACAGAACTACTGCACATCTGGGAACCGTCTGTAAGAAGTGAAGTTGAACCCGGCGTCGGGCTGGTGACGACCGCGCTGACGCAAGCCCGCGCACTGCTGGCTGCCGAGCGCTACCAGACGGCGTACTTCGAGCGCGGCGCTGTGCGCCCGACGGTGTGGATGTTCGCCCAGCGCCCGACCGACGCCGAGCGGTCGCGGTTCGAGCAGTGGTTGAGACAGTTGGTGAGCGGTATTCGTAATGCGTTCCGACACCTCGCACTGTCGAGCGAGATAAAAACCGTCACGTTGGGAGATACGCTATCCGACGCAGTGCAGCCGGAATTGCTGCAACGCGCGGCGGAACTGATGCTCACCGCGTTCCAAGTCCCGATGTCGGTTGTCTTCAGCAGCGCGAGCAACTACGCGACCGCGCGGCGCGATTACCAGACGTTCATTCTTCTGACAATCCTCGCCCGCGCGCGCGAGATCGCGGCGATGCTGCAACTGCACTTCGCCGCGTACAACCAGACGCTGCGCTGCAACGAAGCGCGCATCGATGCGGTGCAGAATGAGGAGTTGGAGAAGGCGGAAGCGATCCAGCGCCTCACCGGGCAACCGGTTCTGACCCTCAACGAAGCCCGGGCGCGGCTTGACCTCCCGCAGTTCGTTGAGGACGCGGCAGACCAAGAACTACTGCGTCTGCGTAACCGGTTGGCGATTGCGCAGGAAGCAGTTGCTGCCGGTCTCGATGTGAGAACAGCGCTGCGGCTGGCGGGCGTCAACGGCGCGGTAAGTGAGGAGCCGGCGGACGTTGAAGCGAAGTCGCTGAAGAAAGACGAAGCCGAACCGGAACTGATGCCGCACGAGGTACAACTGTACCGCGACCTCAAGCGCGCGTTTCAGCAACTACGCCAGGTGATGCTCGACGGCGCAGACGAGATTACGGCGCAGATGTTCAACGAAGCGCTGTATCCGGCGATGCGCCGCAATATCGAGACGATTGCGCGGCTGTTTGCAGACGAGATGCGGGTTGAGGTCGGTGTTGCGGTCAACGTCGATGCACTGCTTGCGGACTGGGCGGAGGAAGCGACGCGCCGCCAGGTGGAAGAGTTGCTCTATCCGTACACGCGCGACTATATCGCCCGCGCGGTTGCTGCTTGGCGACGGATGCCGGGGGCGGATCGCGCCGAACTCATCCAGATGATAGAACCGGTCGTTGGATCGAAGCGTGCCGAGACCGTCGCCATCACCGCCGCGACCGAGGCGGCGACCGCGGGCGTGCGGGCGTATCGTGAAGGGATGCGCGCAGAGCATAATCTGGAGTATGTGATGATTTGGGAGACCGCCAACGACGAGCGTGTGTGCCCGATCTGCGGCGCGCTCCACGGCAAGCGCGAGGACGAGTGGGGCGGGCGGAGCGGGCCCCCGGCGCACCCGCGTTGTCGGTGCGGCGTCAGACTGGAGCGGGTAAATGCGGGTTAGCGTCTCTGTCGATCTCGACAACGCATTGCGCAAACTGCTGCCTCGTTTGGCGCAGATTGAGGCGGCGCTTGACGCGGGTGCGGCTGCGGCGCACGGTGTGATGCAGGTCTACCCGCCCCCGCCCGCCGGATCGCGGTATCGAAGGACGGGCAATCTGCGGCAGAAGTTGCGGATCAAGAAACTGTCGAAAACGTCGAGGATCGTCGAGAACACCGCATCCTACGCGCGGTTTGTGTACGGAATGCCGCAAGCGCGCGTCCATCGCGGGCGCTGGGCGTCGGTGCGGGACGCGGCGGAAGCGGCGAAGAAGGAAGCGCTTGCGGTGCTGAAGGAGAGGGGGAGGTGAGAGATGGAGTGGCAGACCGCGCCCGGCGCGGCGTTGAAAGCGGTCGAGACGGGCGACGTTGAGGGGTTGCTGGTGGTATTCGGTAATCCAGACGCCGTTGACCTCGAAAACGAGTTTTTCACGAGAGATACCGACTTCGGGCGACTGCGCGAAACCCCGATCTGGCTCAACCACACGCAACCCGTCAAAACCGCGTCGGGGGTGATTCTCGTTGAAGAGCCAATCGGCTACGGCGCGCTGGAGATCACCGACGAGGGCGTTATCATTCGCGGTTTACTCGACGCGAAATATCGCTACCTCGCCCAGATCGCGCCGGAGATGGGCTGGTCGAGCGGGACGGCGGCGCATCTGGTAATGCGTGAAGCGGTCGGAAAAGCGACATTCATCAAACGCTGGTTGCTGGGGTTGGACGCGAGTATTACGCCGACGCCCGCAGAGCCACGCACAATGCTGAGGAATACGTATCGGTTAGTCATCAAGTAGGAGGAGACGAAGGAGATGACGGAAATCGTAATGAACCAGTCGGAACTCGCTGCCGAGATCGCCGCGCGACTGCGTGAGGAAGTGGCTGCTGCGGTCAAGGCGCAGAACGTCGGGGTGGCAACAAGCGCACCCGCAGCGGAAGACGACGCATCGTTCGGCGATTTCTTGAAGTGTGTTGCAACCAACGACGTTCGGCGATTGCGTGCGGTCTACAAAAGCAGCAAGGCGCTTGACGAGACCTCCGGCGCAAGCGGTGGGTTTCTGGTGCCCACTCAGTTCGAGGAGCGTATCCGCGCCGTCGGCGCGCCGATGCTGTTCGACCAGTTGGTCGCCGCCGGGCGCGGTCCGCTGGTGCTGCGCACCAATGCCGCCGAATTAGCGCTGCCGGTGTTGGAGCAAGACCAAGCGCCGAACGTCGAGAGCAGCGCGCTGGTGGGCGGCGTGCGGCTGGTCTGGCGCGAACAGAGCGCTAATGTTCAGGAGAGCGAGCCGAAGTTTGAGCAAAGGATTTTCCGCCCGCACGCGGCAGACGCCTACGTTGCCGCAGCGACGGAACTCATCACCGACGCGCCGCAAGCGCTTGAGGATACGCTGGTGTCGCTGTTCGGGCGCGCCTACGCGGTGCTGAAAGCGCGCGTGATGCTGCGCGGCACCGGCGTCGGGCAACCGCGCGGGATCGTTGGGCACCCGGCGGCGATCAGTGTGACGCGAGCAACGGGCGGTACGCAAGTCGAGAACGACACAAACACTATTCTGCAAATGATCCAGCGCCTGCTGCCCGGCAGCGCAACCGCCGTCTGGATCGCCCATCCGTTCTGGAGGGCGCGGTTGATGGCGACGCGGCTTGCGGAAACGCTGCTCTATACGGTCAACGGACAGTCGCTGGTGTACGGCGATACGCTTGCCGGTATCCCGATTGCCTACAGCGAGCATCTGCCGAAGGTGACCAGCGCCGGATCGCTCATCCTCGCCGATCTGTCGTACTACGCAATGGTGGAACGCGCATCGTTCAGCGTCGCGTTCAGCGAACACGCGCGCTTCCTCAAGCGACAATCGGTGTGGCTGTTCGGGGTGCGGATCGACGGCGCGCCGCTCGTCAACGCGCCGCTGATTTTGGCGGACGGCGAGGGGAACAACACTGTTAGTCCGTTCGTCGAGATTGCTGCCGGGTCGCAGTAAGCGGGGCTGTCACAACACAGTATAGAAATAAAAGAAGATGCTGTGTTGTGACACTGCTGAAAGACACCGGCGGCGGGGAGTACTACGTTTGGGTGAGGCGGACTGTCACAACACTGCATAGAGATAAAAGAAGATGCGGTGTTGTGACGGTGGTTACGGATCAACGGTTGAACACACAACGGGCGCTGTCACAACACGCTCTATAAATAAAAGAGATGCAGGTGTTGTGACGGCGCACGAGAGGAGGAGCATACGATGCTTGTTCAGGAGACCATCCAACCGCTGCTGCGTTACTTCAACGCAGCGGCTTCCGGGGCGGATACGCCGGTTGTCAGCATCGCGAATGCGCAGGCGGTGCGTATCGTTGCACACACCGGGACGGTGACCGACACCGCGTCGTTGCAAGTGCACGTCAACGACACAAACAACACAAACAACTCGACGCAGTTGACGGATAAGGAGATTGCAACGCTGGCGTCTAACCGCACCTACGAGATTTTCGTTACCGGTGCGGAGGCATACGCAGCGAAAACGCACGCATCGCATATGTTTGTACGCATCGCCGGAACGGGTACGGCGCAGATTGCGATTGAGATTTCGGCGTTCCCGGCGCGTGACGTTCCCGCGACGCTGCCGACCGGCTGGACGCGCGTGCTGTGAGGTAAACGGTGTACGCAACGCCGGCGCAACTCAAGACGTATCTCGCCGTCACATCAACCGCAGACGATGCGCTGCTGACCGATCTACTCACTCGCGCAACTGCGACTATTGAGCAGATGACGCGCAAAACCTTCGCTGCGCCGGTAGCGACATCTCGAACGTTCGGGCGCGAACTGATGCTGTGGGACGCGCAGTTGAAGCGGGATTACTTACTGTTGCCGTCGGGCGTCTACATCGCGCAACTCGTCGGCGCGGCAGACGGTGACAGTGTAGCGATCCCGCTTACCGAAATCGACACGCACCCGCCCGACGCGCCGTACACCGTCCTCGCGCGGCGCGATAAGCGCTGGTGCAGCGCATCACAACAAGCGTCGATCACCGCGCGCTGGGGCTACAGCATCACCCCGCCCGCCGATATTGTTCACGCGACGATACGTCTGGCGGCGTGGATGTACCGACAGCGGGGGACGGCGAACGACCCGGATCGCCCGACGGTCGCCGACGGCGGATTGGTGCTGCTGCCGTCGGCGCTGCCGGACGACGTACGCGCGATACTGGAGCGCTACCGCGATGTCGTATAGTACGGTTGTTGACGTTATCGAATTGCTGGCGGGGCTGGCGGTACAGTACAACAACGCCGTCGTTCCCGTTCGGCGGTTATCAACGCAACCGAATTGGTCAGACGCCGCGCAGTTGCCGGTGCGGATTATTCCGACGCTCGGCGGTCTGCGGTTGGTGGAAGGCGGGGTGTACACCCCCACGCGCGCGACGCGGGCGGTGTGGGAGATTGACGATCTTTTACTCGTGCGCGACGTTGGAATGGGGCGCGGCGTTGCGGATACGGCAACGGCGCTGGTTGACTATATCGAAGACTACGTTGCGCGGCTGCGCTTCGCGTGGTTGACGCGCGGCGATGTGCAATTACTCAACGTGAGCGGAATAATCGACGTTATTCGGTACGGCGAGCGGGCGTATGAGGGCGTTGCGATGACGACGAGGTTCGCACATCTCGTACGCGCGCCGTCGAGTTAGGAGGGTAGGAGATGTCGCACTCTGGAGTTCTTGCTGGGCTGTACGCCGGTAATTTCGCGGTCGAGATTTCGACCGATGCTACGACCTGGACGGCAGTATCTAATGCAACGGTGAAGGTAGACGACGTTGAACTGAACCGACCTTCCGGTGAGGCGTATGTCGGCGGTTCGAGCGACTACGCGACGGTGACCGTCGGTAAACGCGAACCGGTCGAACTCACATTGACGTTTTTGTACAACGAGGATACGAACTCTGCGGCGAATACGATCTTTGATCAGTTCCAAAGCGCCTCGCCGCGCCTCGGCGTGCGCTGGTCGCCGCGCGGTCTTGTCGGTTCGGCGCGGGCATACGGAACGAGCAACGACGGCGGAACGTCGTTTGGCTTGGGGGTGATTACCAACGTCACACTAAGCGCTCTTGACCCAAGCGACGCCGAACCCTACGTCGCTATGGTGACGGTGCGAACACCGTCGCTGCGCCGGTACACGCTTGGATCAAGCCCGACCAACCTCAACCCGGCGTAAGTAGGAGGATATTATGGACAAACCGGCAGAGATTTACGACATCGACACAATCCGCGTTGACCGCAACGCGCTGACGATCCGCGACGCCGCGAGCGTGCTCAACAACGAATTGACCGCACCGGTGGTGGCGCGTTTGGTGAGGAAAGCAATCGGGGATCAAGCGGATCGGTTCCCTTTGCGGTCGCTGAAGGCGGTGTACGAGCGGGTGTTGCCGAAGATTTTCGAGCCGGACGAGGCGGTGCGGTCGCGGGTGGCGGGGCTGGTTCCCGCAGTCGGCGAGATCACCCTCGGCGAGTATCACGAGTTTCTCGACGCGAGTGAGCGCAAAATTGCGTTCCCGCCGGTCGCCGCGACGCTGCTGATCAAAGCATACGGCGAGGACATCCTCAACGAACCGTATGCCGCCGCCGCGCTGCTGCTGAAGAAAATCTTCGACAGTATCGGCGATGAGGGAAACGAGTAGCGCGGGCGACGGCGTTAGGTCTGCTCGACCTCGCGCCGCTGCCCGCCGCGTACACCGAATTGGTGTTGTGCAGAGACATCTACCACTGCCCGCCCGACGCGCTTGACCGTCAACCGCTCCGGCGCGTCGCGCAGCATCTTGCGGCGCTGCGCGCAGAGCGGCGGTATCAGGCGCTGGTCGCGGCGCATCGGCGGAAACGTTGATGAGTGATGTCGTCATCAAACTGAGCGCAGTTGACGCCGCAAGCGGTATTTTGGAGCGCGTCGCCCAGAACGTGCGCGGCGTCGGGCAAGCCGCAAGCGCGCAGCACGGCGCGTTCGGCGCGCTGGAGCAGGTGGCGGTCGGCGCGCTGCGGCAGATCGGCGCGGCGGCGGTCAATCTCGCCACAACGGGGATCGCCGCGCTTGGCGATCAACTACGTTCAAGCATTGACGTTGCGGCGACATTCGAGAGTGCGCTCTATAAGTTCCAGGCGGTCGCAGGCGATTCGTTGACGAAGGTGGGGCTGTCGTTTGATGACGTGAAGGCGAAGGCGCTTGCGTTGGGTTCGTCAACGCAGTTCAGCGCACAACAGGCGCTGGACGCAATGACGGAACTGATAAAAGGCGGCGTCAACGTTAAAGACGTAATGGGCGGCGCGACGGATGCGACGCTCGCACTCGCTGCCGCTGCGCAACTCAACCTCGCGAACGCCGCGACGATTGTGGCAAAACAACTCGGCGTCTGGGGCGAAACCGGCGTAACCGCCGCGAACGTCGCCGACCTTCTCGCGTCTGCGGCAAACGCGAGTACGGTTGACGTTGAGGAACTTGCGCTCGGTCTGGCGAACGTCGGCGGAAGCGCAAAAGTCGCCGGATTGTCATTTCAAGAAACCGTTCAGACGATGGCGCTGATCGCGCCCTCATTCAGCAGCGCTGCCGACGGCGGCACGTCGCTCAAAACCTTCCTTCAACGCTTGATCCCAACGACCAAAGACGCGACGGAAATGATGATCAAGTTGGGCTTGGCAACGAAGGACGGGAAGTCGAAGTTTTTCGACGCCAAAGGTGCGTTTATCGGAATGGAGAAGGCGGCGAAACTGCTGCACGACGCAACAAAAAATCTAAGCGACGAGCAGAAGTTTTTGGCGTTGAACACCATCTTTGGGACAGACGCGATCCGCGCAGCGGCGGCGATTGCGAACGCGGGCGCGGAAGGCTACAACGAGATGGGACAGGCGATGAAGGACGCGGGCGGCGCGGCGGCTGCTGCGGCGATAATGCAACAAGGCTACGGTTACACACTCGACCAGTTCAACGCCGCCGTTGAAACGCTGCAAATCACCGTCGGCAGCGCGCTGTTGCCGCATCTCACGCAGTTAGTCGCGGCTGCGGCGGAAGGCGTCAACACCTTCACCGCCTGGGCTTCCGGCATTCTGAACGCCGCCGATCCCGTCGCGGCGTTGGCGGCGCAGATCGGGCTGGTCGGGGTGACTACCAGCAGCGTGCAGCAGACGGTCGCCGTTGCTGCGGCCGCGATCTTCGCAGCGTGGGACACACTGAGCGCCGCACTTGCGCCGTCTACGCAGGAGGCGTGGAGCGCGATTCAGTCTACCGCCCAGACCGCGCTTGCAGCGGTGCAGCAAGCGGTGAAGGCTGCAACTTCGTTTGTGGTGAAGATTTGGAATGCGCACGGTGCGGATATTCTTGCGTTTGCGAAACGAACGTGGGAAGGGATTATGGGTGTCGTCACCGCAGCGGCGCGGTTCGTTCAAGCCGCAATCGAAGCGCTGGTCGCGGCGGCGCAGTGGATTTGGGCGAATTTCGGAAACGAAATTACCACCATCGCGCAGTTCGCGTGGAACCAGATCAAGATACTGACAGATACCGCGCTTACTGTGCTGCGTGGACTGTTTGAAGCGGGAACCGCACTGTTACGCGGCGACTGGAACGCAGCGTGGGTGGCAATCAAGGATATTGCAGAAACACTATGGAACGGGATAAAAGCGTCGGCGGAAAATCTGATGAATACACTCTCGTCTCTGTTCCAGACGCTCTACCCGCGACTCGAAGCAGCGTTTAATGAAGCGATTGCAAGCGCGCCTTCGCTCGGCGAAGCACTGATCGACGGAATACGAAGTGGGGTGGAGAGAGCGGCGCGCAGTTTGGCGGAAGCGGCGGCGCAGGCGGCGAAGGCGGCGCTTGACGCAGCAAAGGCGGCGCTCGGCATCAGCTCGCCGTCGCGCGTTGCGGCGAAGGAAGTTGGCGTACCGCTCGCCGAGGGTATTCTGCGGGGATTGACCAAGGGGTTAGCGCCGCTGCCGTTGCTGACGCGCGACGCGGTGACGCAACCGCCTCCGGCGTCGGCAACGGTCAACGTCGGCGGCATCACCGTCAACGCCGCGCCGGGAATGGACGAGCGGCGGGTTGCGACGTTGGTACGCAGCGAAATCGATAACCTCACGCGGTTAGCGAGGTTCGGGAGGGTATAATGCGCATACGGCAGATCGGGTCGTTCGATTTTAATGCGGATACGAATATCATTGTGGACGCAACCAATCAAGACGCGCCGGGTATCGGGTTTCGCGTTAGCAAACTCTGCGACCCGCAACCGTTTTCGGTCGAGATCGCGTTCCGCCGCACAACGCGCCAGCAGGCGCTGGACGCGGTAAGCAAACTCGCGCGTGAACTGTACAGTTATGCGCAGCGGCGGCAGGGGTTTCCCGCAATTGCGGGCGGCGCGGTTGTGTTCGCGGAGGACGCAACCGGAGGCAGGTCAATGTACGCGTGGCTGCACGACGGCGGTGTGACGATGCTGGGCGTCGAGGCGACCGCAACCGGTGTGATTGCGCGGGTGCGGGTAACGGGGATATTGGACAATCCGTTTCTCAGTTTTCCGGCTGTATCTACTACACTACTTTCAATGCGCCCGTATGAGCGCCGCATCATCACGCTGATGGGATCGAACGATGCGTATCTCTACAAGAGCGGTCTGCTCTATAATGAGGTCGCAAATATGACGGGACTTTACAACGCGTTGATCGCGGTTGAGGCGCTGGAGAGCGCGACGGCGTCAAGTCGCATTCGAGCAATTAGCCCGGCATCCGCCACCAGTGGAATTGAGCTGCAGAATTGGACCGTGGGCGGGGAGATGTTGACGCGCGCGAAGTTCACGTCTGCAATAGGCGGAACAATTACGTACACGATCCCAGATTCCGTAACTTCGGCTCCTTACGACGTATACCGCTTGTTCATCGAGATTTTCTGCCCCACGACACCATCGGCAAACGCACGTTATACCATAAGTTGGGACGGACAACCGCAGATCGCCGAAACAATCAGCGGGGATCGCACGTGGTATACGCCTGCGCTGTTTGTACGCAATACCATAGTGGCTACGCAACTAACCCTCAACATCCAAAACGTACCGACCGACACGTTGGTGATGCCGCTCGTTTTGATTCCAACCGACGGCGCTGCGGTCTGGAACGTTATTACGCAGCCGACGCTGCAGAGTTTTTCAGTGTCAGACCCAAACCGCTCCCCTTGGAGTCCGTTCAACACAACCCCACCCGGAACCATCTACGGCCCGCCGTGGTTTGTTTCAAGTCGCTACGTCGCGGTGTTCAACGGTGTTATGGCACCGACAATCACAAGCGCGTCTGCAGCGTTGGGCCTCCTTTCGAGACAGATCGAACCGGCATCTTTCGCGTAAGGAGATAGCGATGCTCATTGCCATCACCAAACCGCATCAGCAATTCCCCGTCTCGCTCACCGTCGCCGACTACGAGTTCTCAACAAGCGACGACGGCGACGAGCGCGGGCGCGTCACGCTGCCGCCGACCTTCGCACGCTCCGGCGTGATGACGCAAATCGGCGACGAACTAATCGTCTACTGTACGCAACTCTCGAAAACGATTTGGCGCGGGCAGATCGAGCGGATCGAGGAAGCGCGCGACGGTAGCATCACCTGGCACGCGCTGGGGTTCGGCGCGCTACAGAGAGACGCGCGGATTTCGGTGGTGCGGAATATGGACGATATGAGACGCTGGCAACCGGTCGGCGCAGGGTTTATGTCGAGCAGCGGGTACGATTCGCGCGGGGATTTGTGGGAGTACGAGATTATCGAAGCGGGGGGATTTCAGAACATACAAATACGCACAAAGCGTGACTTTGTAATTTCCAACACCACACTCTTCTTTCTCGCGTATCTGTACGACCAACCGGAACGCTACGCGCCGATCTCGACAACCGAGCAGATTTCGGTGTTTTTTGTTTCTATGACCGGCTTGGCGACCGGCGTGTGGGTTGCGCCGGTTACGGCAATTCCTACCCCAAACGCATATACGCTAACACTCGGCACGTTTACCGGTCTTAGTGCGAACGGAGGGAGTACCGCAACGTTCTGTTTTGGTTGGATAATCGGCGTGCAAGCGTCGGGAAACGAAACGACGGCGGGCGATACGTCGGTTACGTTCCGCGCGACGATCAACACGCCCATTATCGACACCACACTGCTCGACTCGGCGCTGATCCTGAACGGCGGGTGTTGTAATATACGCCTACCGTCCATATACCACACAAAAATCACAAAACCTAACGCAAACGTGCGCGACATCATCGAGCAGAGTCTGACTGCTTCTGTTAGATACCATCTCAAGCGCTTCTTGCGCGACCGCCCACTTCCGGTAATCGATTTTCGTACAGACAGTACGTTAGTCTGGCGCTTTCCAGAAATAGTGCAGACTGTAGACATCTCCAAAGCGCCAAACCACATTTACGGGCAGTATCGCGGCTACTGGACGGATCATCTGACCGCAATGACTACGATCCAATCGCTTGAAACACGCCGACAACTCGCCTCGCGCGTCGCAGGCGTCGGCGAGTACTACAGTAAAGCGCTTGCGGAAGATCGCCGCAACGAGGCTGCGGTTGCGCTGGATCGCCAGATCGCGCCGCTGACAGTCGTGTTGGATAATTCGCGCTACGAATTGATGTTGCATAGCGGCGAGACCGTACCGAACTGGGCGGCGGATGTCAGCGACTACGCGATTGTGCCGGGCTACTACCGCAACGCGAAAATCACATCACGCACAATCACACGCGAGCGAACGACGTATACCGTCTCGTTCAACCCGGATGATTTTGTGACTGCGCTGCGGTGAAGGAGAACGTCGTATGCCTCGTCAACTATTTCCATACGTCGGCGGAAAATACCTTGTTGCGCCGGAAATCAACCGGCGGTTCGGCGAGATCGATACACGCATCGACGCCTTTACCGGATCGTCGAGTTGGATACTTGCGTCGCCGCCGGTGAAGTACGAGATCGTCAACGATCTGGACGGCTACGTTGTCAACTATCTGCGCGCGGTCAAGTACGCGCCGGATGAGATTGCGCGTCATCTGGACTTCCCACGCGCCGAACTGGAGTTGATTGCGTATCACCACTACACCAGAGATAAGTTCACAGAACTCGTCGCGCGGCTTGGCGGCGATCCTGAGTATTACGATCCGGTTATCGCCGCGCGCTGGGCGTATGTGATGGCGTATAGTCTAGTACAAGAGCATAAGCGCGCCGGTGGATGGTTGGTACGCGATGGACGACTGGTTTACGAACGCGGCGCGGGACGAAGTCGGGCAAGTATGACAGCAGTACCTCTCTTACTTCCCCGACTCGTTAGAGAGCGCCGCGTTTCCGAATACGTCGCCGCGCTTTCTGAGCGACTGCGCAACGTTTGGGTGATGTGGAATGATTTTGAAGTCGTTGTCGGAAAGGCGAACCGCCACGACCTCGGCGTTGTCGGTATTCTGCTCGACCCGCCGTACCCGCGCCATCTACGCGACTTCGACTACAACACCGACAGCGAAGACATCTGGCATCGCGCCGCGCACTGGGCGGTCGCCAACGGCGACAACCCCAAATACCGCATCGCGGTCTGCGGCTACAACGACGCCGAGAGCGATGCACTGTTCCCGCCTTCTTGGTCGCGGTTTTTCTGGCGGCGTTTTGGTTTGGGACGAAATAAGGATAAGGAATGCGTCTGGTTCAGTCAGCACTGCGGGGGAGGTAGAGATGATTGACGATAATCCGCTTTTCTTCGCACCGCACAGCATCGACGCAGCAACGTTCCGCCGCGTGCTGCGCGCAGCGCGCAGTCCGGCGTTTGTCGAAACCGACACGCTGTTGAAGGCGCTGGACGACTGGGGCGCGGATCGCGGCATCGCGCTAGCGTTCTTTGCAAAAGAGAGCAGTTACGGCTTGCGCGGCGTCGCTACCCGCACGCGCAACTGGGGCAATCTGCGGCGCGGCAGGCGAATGGTCACACAGACGCCGCACCCGTTCGCAGTTTACGCGCGTTGGACAGACGGGTTGAACGACTGGTGCGAATTGCTCAAAGAGCAGTACTGCACGCGGCGCGGGTTGTGCCGGTTGCGGCAAGTGCTGCCGCGCTACGCACCGTCAAGCGACGGAAACAACCCGGAACGCTACGCAGATTTCGTTGTGGCGCTCGTTCGGCGTTGGCAAAGGGAGGAACAGAATGGACATCGTTGAAATCTTCCAACTACTCGCCGTCGGTCACACCGGTCTAACCGCACTCGATTACGTTTGGAACGCAGTGTTCGGCGCGATCGGTGCGGCGACGGCGTACCTCGCAGACAGTGAGGGCGAGGTGATTTTGCCTCACTATGACGCAGAGCATTACAGCGTCGAACTGGGCGCGCTGGGGCGCGTGCTGGTCGGCGCGGGAGCGGGGGTGCTGGTCGGTTATTCCGGCTACGTTCCGTTCGTTGCGGGCGTCGTTGCGCCGACGCTGCTGCCGATATTGATCGATAAGGTCACTGCGTTTGTGGGGCGAGGGCGGAAATGAAACTTGATATTCTGCTACCGGTCAGCGCGTTCGTACTCGCGTTCGTTCACCCCGACGCGGCGCAAGTCGCAGCGACGGCGGTGTTGGTGCTGCTGATGGTGCGGATCGAGCGGGGGCGACGGGCGAGGAAAAAGAAAAGCGCCCCGGCTGTTCGCTGAGGCGCGAAGAAGGCGGGGCGTCTAGTACTGCTGGATGTCGATTGCGAGAGACGCCAGCGCCTCAACCGGATTTGCGGCGACGCCCCGGCAGACCACCTCTTGATCGCCGTCGTCAACGAGCGCGTCGGCGACCCAGAGAGAGCCGTTGCGGAACGCCCGGAGTTCGATAAGCCGCACATCTCGTTTCGGATAGTGCATCATTAGCGTCACCAACGCACCCGCGCGAAGTTGGTAGTCGGCGGGAAGGTAAGTGCCCTCGAATACGTTGTAGTCAATTGCGCGAATAACGTCTTTGTCCGCCTCCGGCGCGTCGGAAGCGCGCGAGCGGACAAACGCCATACCGGTGTCGTTCCGGCGTTCGACGTTGACAATGATGGATGCCATAAGAGTGGTTCCTTTCTGAATAGAATTGTCGCACGCACAACATACCGCATTATCGCGCGGTTGTCAAGAGGAAAAAGAAAAGCGCCCCGCATTCGGAATCCTTGAACCGTTCGACTTTGATCGACTTGACCATTTTGCTTACCCCCTTGTAGATAGATAACTGTCGTACCTACGGCATACCACACACCGCACCGTTTGTCAATAACCGAATCTCCACCAAAATCCTCACCGAAAGCCCTTGACAAAAAGGAACTTGTGTGCTAGGCTAACGACCGGCGTAGTAGACGCCGACTTAGACGAGGAGAAAGGAGCCTATGTCCATCTCATTTACAGATTACCTCGACTTGCTCTACGGCGACGACGCTGCTGCCTATACAACCGTCAGCGTCAAGTTAACCGACGGTCGCTTCAAATGTCAGACGTTCTCGCTGTCGCAACGCGCCGAAATCGTCAAACACATTGAGCGTCACCTTGCATACGACATCTACATCAAGCGCGCGTCGCAGAATAAGATTCCAGACCCCGGATCGTCCGGCAGCGCTAAACTTGCACACCTCCAGCGCGTCATCACCGCCGACATCGATATCCAATCCGCTGCACACAAAGCGCAGACGCTTCCGGCGTCGAAAGACGACGCGCTAAAACTGTTGGCGGAAAGCGGCTTGCCGGAACCTACGCTGATCGTCCACACCGGCAACGGTCTGATGCCGATGTGGGTTCTGCGCGAGCCGCAGTGGGTCAACTACGTCGCCCCGATCCAGGCGGGCGTCGAAGCGCAACTGCGCATCGCGGCGGCGCGCTACGGCTGGACACTCGACAACACGAGCGACGCGGCGCGGTCGATTCGCGTGATCGGATCGTACAACTGGAAGCAGCGCCCGCAGAAGAAGCCCGTCACTATTATCAGAAACAGCGACCGCTACTACGATCTGAGCGACTTCGCTACGTTCGCGCGCAAGCCGCTTCTCACACCGAAGCGCGTCGGCGGCGCGGCAACGCGGGAAACGATTGAGACGCTGCTGAAGCACATTCCGGGCGACGGGTTGGAGTACAATATGTGGCTTGCAGCGGTGTGGGCGATCCAGTCCGCGCTGCCGGAAGACATTGCAGCCGAGGTGCTCGACGGTTGGACGTATGATTGGGAAAAGCACCGGAAGCCCGATCACGTCGAGAGTGGGATCGGCGTTCTCGTCAACCTCGCCAGACAGTACGGGTTTGAAGGGACGATCCCCGGCTTGCGCGGCGGGTACGTTACGTCGCCGGAAATGCCCGACGCGATGCGCATCAATCAGCGCTACCTCGACATCGAGATTGACCCCGACGATCAGTACCCCAACATCGTTGTAATTCGTTCCGCAAAAGGAACTGGGAAAACACAGTGGTTGGCGGAGGCGGCGAAGTGCTACCCGCGCGTGTTGTCTGTGGGGCACCGCGTCTCGCTGGTGCGCCAGAGCGCGGCACGGCTGAACCTCACACCGTACTACGAAGACGGAAAGTGGATCACCAACGCCCCGCGCGTCGCAACGACCATCCACAGTCTCGACAAGATCGAGACAGACGCGCCGTATGATCTCGTGATCGTTGACGAGATCGAACAAGTGTTGAAAGCGATTGTCAACGACCGCAATCTGAAAAGCCGCAAAGTCTCTGCGGTCGGCGCGCTGATGGAGCACCTGCGCAAGGCGCGTTTGATTATTCTCACCGACGCCGACGTGGGCGAGGCGACGTTGACGTTCATCAACGCTGCGTTTCCCGACCAACCTATTGCTTACGTCGAGAACGAATACGCACACCGCGCAATCGACCATCTCGTACTGCTGTCGTCTGATATGGACGTACTCCAGAAGTCGCTGGAGTGGTACGAAACCAATGCGTGGAAAATCGCGCTCGCGTGCAACACACGCGCAGACGCCGACCGCGCCGAACTGTTTTACCGCCAGTACGCGCCGGACGCGCGAATACTGAAGATTACGTCGGAAACAAGCGAAAATAACAACGAAACGCTTGAGCGCATCAACGATATTCTGAGAGACGTTGATGTGTTCATCTACTCGCCGTCGGTCGGCACCGGCGTCTCGATTGACGTTGGGGGGTTCGCGTTGTTCGGCATCGCCCGCAACGGCGTCGGCGTCGGCGACGTTGACGACTTCCGCCAGCAGTTGGGGCGTATTCGCAACCCGCTTGAGCGCGAGATCAACGTGTACGTTGAGACCAAGCGAATGAACGAACCGACCTCGCCCGAAGCGTACCGCGATCTCGCCAAACTGCGCGAACTGGAAGATGACTTCCGCATTTCGCGCGCGAACGGCGCGCCGGAACCGGCGACGGAGTGGGATCGCGTCTATCTCGATCTGTACTGCGTTGTCAAAGCAAAAACTGCGGCGCAGAAGAACAACTTTTTTGAGAACTTTACCGGCGCATACGCGGCTGAAGGCGTTGAGGTCTGGGACGACCGCGACAAACCGAATCTACCGACCGACCACCGCCGCGAACTGGCGAAGTCGTTGCGCGAACAGCGCGAAGCGCAAGAGCGCGCCCGCGCCGAACGGATCGCCAACGCGCCCGCGCCGGACGACGCGAAGACAGATGAGGAAAAGCGCGACGCAGAGCGCAAGGTGGAACTGGAAGAGCGCTACGGCATCGACGTTGACGCCGATCTGGTGTTGGACGACGAACGCGGCGCATACGGCGCGGCGCAGCGCTTCGCGGCGGTTGAAGACGCAGAGATAGCAAAGGCGCTGGACGAGATAGAGACAACGCGGCGGTTCAGCGCAGACCGCAACCGGTTCGCGTTGTTCGCAATTTGGTTCAATGCGCTTATCACCGCGCTGCGGTTGCGGATCGAAGAGGGTGCGGAGATTGCAATCACCGAAGAGTTCGTCGATCTCGTCGAGCGCAACCGGCTGCTGATCCACGCCGCGCTGGGGGTCAAGGTGCGCGAAGACTTCCGGCAGAAGCCGATGTCGTTTGTGGGCGCGCTCTTCCGGCGGATCGGCATCGACATCGAAGGGAAGCAGCAGCGGGTAGACGGCGGGAAGCGCGTGCGCGTCTACCGGCTGGTCAACGTTGACCGGGCGCGACTGCGAACGACCGGCATCCGCAAGCGGCACGCAGACCGCGCCGCGCCGGTGTATGAGTTTTTGGGAACTGCTGTCACAACACATCATAGAAATAAAAGAAAAGCCGGTGTTGTGACGGCTGCTACTGTTGTGCACTAGGGGGCGCGTATGGCGACGTATCGCGACGTGATATTTTGGAACGGCGCGACCGGCGGCGATTGTGAGGCGACGGTGATCCAGGCGCGGCTGTTGGGGATGGTTATTGAATTGGGAGATGATGACAAGCGTCCAGACAAAATGACCGCATTTTACGAAGTAGATGGCGGTGGGATAATTGTGTATGAAGTAGACTGTTTTGAAGCGGACGGACGAATGACCGCCCGTTGGCAGCGCGTTGCGTCGCTTGAGGAAGTGCGGCACAATCGCGCTTATGCTGCGTATCTGAAGCGGCTTGAGTTGTAGCGTTCAATGAAATCCTTTGACGAACAAGCCGCGTTCGGTCTGCCCTACGAACGCTTGATCGCGCAGACGGCGGCGCTGCTGCTCTACCCACATCGTCTCGATCTGGCGCTCGTGCGACTGGACGCCTACGCGCCGCTGGATTTTCTGATCGTTGACGGCGAGCGACCGGTCGCCGCGCTTGAGGTCAAGCGCCGGTCGGTGCGCTCTGATACGTATCCGACAACGATTATTCCACAAACCGTCGTTGACGCGGCGAAGCGCTTGACAATTCCCGTCTTTGCTGCTATCCTCTTCCTCGACGGACTGACAGTATTCGATGTGCTGCGCACGCCCTCAACCGCACGCTGGCTGCGCACGCGGCGCGGGGTGTTGCGGAAACATCGAGAATACGACATCTCAGAAAGGATGGTACGAATTGAGGAAGTACATCAACCACCGCGACGAAGCGCTTGACGCGGTGCAAGCGCTGCTCGACTACGAAACACTTGCGTTCGACATCGAGACGCAACCGCTGTTTCGGTATCCGAAAGAGCGAACAAAGACGGCGTACAAGGCGTACTTCGCGTATCTCAAGCGCAACCGGTGGGGTCTGACGTTTGACCCCGATCCAGACGATCTGCCCGACCCGCTGCCGCCGCCGGTTGACTTCGTTGCCGAGCATCAGCGTCTGCAACGCCTCCTCAACGACGTGCCGCGTGGCGGGAAGACCTCGGCGCGGCGCATCAACGATCTTGAGTGCGCACTGGAAGCGCTCAATAGTCCGGTTGTTCCGGTTTGGGTGATGCGCCACGTCGCCCGTCTGCTCCAAACCGGCGACTACAACAACGACCCGGTGCGCCCCGGATTAGACCCGCGTACTTCCCGTATTTTTCTCGTCCAGTTCGCAACGCCGTCCGGCGACGCTTACTGCTTCAATGCGCTGCGCGTCGGTCTTGACGTTTTCATTCCGATCTTTGAGCGTGTGCCGTTGGTCGGTGCAAATCTTACGTTTGATGTGCAGTTCATACTCCACAACGTCGGTATTTTCCCACGCGTTGTGTGGGACGTAGTTGTAGCCGATCGCGTCATCACGCTTGGTCTCGATCTCCAGCACTCGCTTGCCGCCGTTGCCGAGCGTTGGGTTTGTGAGACGCTTGACAAGGGCGTGCGGGAAACGTTTGACGACCCCCACGCGCGTGAACCGACACCCGAACAAGTTGAGTATGCACTCAAAGACGTTGAGGTTCTTTTCCCGATCCAACGCCGCCAGCAGCATCGCGCCGAAGCGACGGACGTGCTGGACGCGGTGCGGGTGTTCACCGCCTTAACCGTTCCGACCGCCGCCGTCGAGTATTGCGGGTTGTGTATTGATTCTGCGCGCTGGGGCGAGTTGGCGGAAGAGGCGGAGCGGCGGCTGCGCGTTGCTTCTGAGCAGTTCGCCGAGTATCTAGGGATCGAACCAAACGAGTTGACGAAGCGCGAACTGGTCAAGGCGGCGGCGAAAATGCGCGGGGTTGATATCGGATCGCTTGACAGACAAGAATTAGGTGAAGCGGAGCGGGAATACGCAGACGACCCGGATCGGCGTCGGTTTTTCGATCTCTATCGCGTCTGGTCGCATTGGCAGAAGCGTGTTTCGACCTACGGACGCGGGTTTCTGTCGCACATCCACCCGTTGACCGGTCGGATACATCCGAACCTAAAGATAGCCGGGACGGACACCGGCAGGTTCGCGTGCGGCGAACCCAATCTCTTGAATATCCCGCGCGGCGAAGGAGATGATTTGGACTACCGAAGCGCGTTTCTCGCGCCGGAGGGGTATGTGTTCGTCAACGCCGATTACGCCGCGATGGAACAGCGCATCGCCGCCGATCTCTCGGAAGACCCCGCGCTACTTGCGTTGTTCCGTTCCGGCGGTGACAACCACAGCGTTACCGCGGCGTTGATGTTCCACATCCGGCGCGGGGACGTTGACGAACCGACACCGACAACGCTGACGTTCCAGAACCAACCGGTTGAGGGGTACGTTCTTCCGTCGGGGTGGGATGCGCAGCGAACGGTGCAGTTTGTGTTGGAGAGTGGGCTGGCCGACCTTATCGGCAAGAAGTATAAGAAGTCAACGCGCCAAGTCGCAAAGACGGTCGCCTTCCTCTACTTCTACGGCGGCACGCCGGTCGGGTTGGCAAGGAAGTTGCACATAACGGCAGACGAGGCGGGGCAATTTTTCAGAGACTTTAGGGCGGTGTATCCGGTGTTGTCGAACTGGTTTGCGGACACCGCCCGCGCGCCGTTTGAGCAAACCGCGAAGCGTCTCGACGGATCGAACATCGGATACGTCTCGACATATGCCGGTCTGCGCCGCTGGTTTACGTTGCCGAAGCCTGCCGCGTCGAATAATGAGCAGTGGCGGCAGCGCGGTGCGATCCAGCGCCAGGCAATGAACCATCCTTGTCAAGGCGGCAATGCGGTGATTATGGCGCAAGCGATGTCAGACGCCTTCCGTCTCTGCGCGCCGCGCGAGGGCGAGGTTGAGGCGACGTTGGGGATCGAGCGGATGATCGTCGCGCCGATTTACGACGAGGCGCTGGCGATTGTGCCCGCGTCGCTGCCGGAAGACGAAGCGCAGCGCTGGCTGGAGCAAGTGATGATGAACGCTGCGCAGCGGTATATGACGCGGTGCCCGCCCGCAGTCGAAGCGAACCCTATTTCTAAGAATTGGAGGAAGTACTGATGAGTGCGTTTTTCGGAGTGAAGATACAACGACAACAACCACTCGTTGACGCGATCCGCGCCGCCGTCGCCGCGAAGCGCAGACCGGTCGCGGCGCGGGATCGGGTGTACGCGAGCGAGATTTCCAACTGCGACCGGCGCATCACCTTTGCGTTGCTCGGCTGCGAGCCGGATGCGCCGCGCGGCGATAGTCCGTCGGCGCTGCTGGGCGACGCGATCCACGCGCATTTAGAAGCACTGTTGAAGGAAGCGTTTCCGGGGTGTGTGGAAACAGAGGTTCGAGTGATGAGCGGCGCGGTGTCGGGGCGGATCGACGCACTGCTAACTGACGAAAATGACGCGCTGACGGTCGTTGACATCAAAACCGTCAGCGCAAAGGAGTGGGCGTCGCGG